ACCGTTTAAAGTTTCGAATTCTATGTCTTTAAAATAATCTTCGTGTAAAGTTTTAATTAAAGAAACATTTTGAGAAACCGAATTATAAAGAGTCGTTTTAAGCCAGGGTTCGCTCCTAAAAGGCAAAACCCCCGTAACTTGTTTAACTTGCATATCGAAAATTTGAGCGTTTCGGTTATCTACATTATTGGCCATATCTTCGGCGTCGGATTCAATTATTCTTTTAGTTACTACTTCGGCGAATTTAATTTTAATTCCCGCTATAATAGCTTCGAAATCTTCTACGTAAGAATCTTGACGCGTATCGACTAGATTTACTTGCTCTACCATAGAAGGAATTTGAGGAATTAATAACTGTTTAACAAGAAGAGCCGCTTCGTTAAATTGAGCGACTTTTTTCCTTTCGTATTGTCTTTCGATCATAAGAGGAAAAGATCCTTTAGATCGAGGCTCAATATCGGGGTTTCTCCCCCGCTTCTCGCGAAATTTTTTCCGCCTTTGGATTTGAGTCTTTATATCAACCGAATTATTAAAGGCCATTATCTATTCTTCCGGCTTTGGTTCCGGTTTTGGTTCCGGATCTACATCGTCGTCCATTTCTCCGACATTTGGGCCCTCTTTTAAAAGATCTTCTCGGATCTTTAGGTCGATTTTAGTTTCTTGATTAAACTCGTCGTCCGCGAATCTTGAAACCGCGACTTCGTTCGGATCCAAAACTTGAGCCGCGATATAAACCGCATCGCCTTCCGCTGTAATCTTATAAACTTCCGCTTTCTCTTTTTGACTTGGCTCATTAAGAGGAGGAAACATCATATCGAAGCCCTCCGGGATAATGCCTTTCGTAACCGGATTGGATTTAGCGGAAAGGAGAATTTTCATACACGCCATAAAAGCGGGCTTATAATCATTCTTTTGAAGCCCTTTAATATAGTCGTCCCATTGCTCTTGCTCGGACTCTCCGGATCCCGATAAGTTCCCCGAAGATCCTTCTCCTAGAAGTAGAGTATGTGGCATTTTAGAAGCCGCTACTAGTCTATCGTCAATTTTTTGTAGCGCGTCTTTAATGCCCGAAAGCGGAGTCGCTTTTCTTTCGAAATCTTCGTCCGCATCTACTACGACGGATTTTACTAAAGATCTTTTCAAATCAATTAGAGAAAGTCTTTTTAAAACCGCGTCGTCCTGGCCCGCCCCAATTAATTGAGCGAGATTTTTCATTTTAAAAACTCCCGCGGAAAAGTCTTGCATCAAGACCGCTAGAGAATCATGGGAAGAATTAAAATTTTTAATTGCATTTTGGACTCGATTAAGAACCGAATCATTAAAATAGTTATTAGATCTATAGAGTCTTTCCGGGAGCCTGGCCCCTTCGATTCTTACTACTCTTGATCTATGAATATGGGGGCCAGCTAGTTCCGATTCGGACAAGGCTCCTCTAGTGAATACATATCTTTCGGGTTCTCTAAAAAACGGGTTTGAAACATCGTGAATAATGTCGACGGAATTCATGTCCCAACGATGGAGCTTATTAAACCACGGGACGTTATGGATACCTTCGAAGTTAACTTCTTCGCTCGGATCTACTCCGTCGGCGATCCCGAACATTAGAAACCCGGCTCCATAAAGCCTTCCCCATTTACAAGCTTGGACAAATTGGGGGAGGAAATCAATACTATTTAGATAATCCCATAATTCTTTATTAAAATCCGGATCCTTGATCCCGGCTTTTGTAAAAATTGGTTGTTTTCGGAAAGCTTCGTCTACGGGGGCGTCTACGATCTTTTCGGCGGTATCGTCGCAAGCGTAAATATGCTCGACTTGATCCCAATCCATTCGCTCCCAATTGGCCGCCAAGCCCGTCCTTTTGTCTTTTCCGGCCCTTCCGAGCCCCGTTAGGACGTTACTCCATCCATCTAGTTTAACGATCATATTTTTAGTATGCTGATCTATTTCTTTGGACATTATATCCCCCTTACATTGTTAACATTTTATCAGTGAAGCCCGCTCCGGATCGCTTCATCATTTGATTGGCGATGGCGGAGGCGATAATACAATCGTCGTTTTTTCCTTCAACGGCTTCGATCTTACCTTTATTGTCTACTAAAGTCATGCATTCGCCAAGCGTATCATCGTCTCTTATTTCCATTATGTCCGCTTCGACGTCTTCGATAAACTCGTCAATCAATACCGGGCGCGTTGAAGACGTCGTTTTCCATCCCGATCGACCGTCTTCGGCTTCAAACAAATTGGGATAAGAAAGATCGGTAAGTCTTAAAATAACCGCGTGGCCGTGATTATTTCTCTCGACTCCGAGTAAGGGCCATAGCGTTCTATGTCCCGTATATAGTTTACAAAGGTCATAAACTTTAGAACCGAAGACTCCCGGCTTCATCCGATTAACTCTTAATTGAGCGGCTTGTTTTCTAGTTCGGGCGTTGTAGATCGTGGCGACCGAATAGTCTTTCCCAATCCCTTCCGCAGTATCGACGCCGCATACGTACAATTGGCCTCTAGTAAAAGTCTCCCAAACCCGAAGCCCGTCGGAATCGGATATAGGGGAAGGAGCGTTATCTCTTTTCTTTTTAATTAAATTTAAGTCCATGGCGGAAGCTCCGGACATTAAAAAACAAGAAGTATCATCTTCCGGATACTCTTGGAGAAAATGATCGTGTCCTTTTTTCCCTGGCCTTTGAGAGATTTTAAATCGCCTAAAAGCTATTTGTTCGGGAGTTATGTCTACGTTATAAAGATTTTTTGCCTTCTCGATGAGCTCTAACTCTTCGCCCGTATATGGGGCGGGATTTGTTACTTCCATCTTATATTCATGATGAAAATACCACGGGAAGAAATGTTTTTTAAAGGCCCAAGACGAGTCGTTCCATTCGTCATAAAAATGATTCATCCCGTTTGGAGTAGACTCTATCGAGATCTCGCCCGTAGTAATAGGAACCGCGTCCATCGTAGCCCTAACCTTATCCGGATCCTTACAAAAGGCATATTCCGAAACGTGAAGATTCGAGATCGTATCCCCCCGAGACTCGAGATCGCAATAGATCCGCGAATTAATGTCCGGGAAATAAAGCTCGTAAATAGATCCGCCCCCTTTAGCGAGTCTAGGTCGGATCCCTTCCGGGAGATTATCATAAGCGAAACGAATAATTCTAAATAGCTTTTTAATCGCGTCTTGCTCATGGGCGAGAATACAAGTCGTTTGGTTTTCGTTGAATATAGTTTTATCTAGTTTTTTAAGAAGATAATAAGTCGAGATCCCGAATTGACGAGCTTTTAAGACCGCTTCTAGTTGGCCAGGGGATTTCTCCAATAGGTTTTGGACATAATTGGGCTTAAAAGTTATTGTCTTCTTTTCTTTATTTGTGATCTTATAAAGATTTCTTAATCGCCAAGGGGCGTCGTGAATATTATCGTAGATCTCTTCATAACTAGGATGATTCGCCATTTCTTTCCTTAATTATTTTCATAATTTCAAGATGGCCGTTAGCGTTTACTTCAATCTTATCAACCCACATTTTTAAATATTTTCCTTGTAGCTCCGTGGCCTTAATATAAGAAGTGAGATCAACCCGGAGACCTTCTTTAGTTGGATATCCAAGTTTCGCCGTCTCCTTGGCCCATTCCAAATCGACTAGGACTTTTTCGACGGTTAGTTGGGTTTCTTCGCAAGCCTTTTGAGCATGGCCAGCTAAAAACTCTTTAATTTCATCATTTTTTAAAAGCGCATTGGCCCGGACTGCTAAAGTATTATCATTTCCTTTATATCCCGCCTCTTTACAGGCTTCCGTTCCGTTACCGCCATTTCTTAGATATGCATGGCAAAAAGCTTCCATTCTTGGAGTCATTATTTTTCTTCCCTTTCGTAGAACATCCCTTTCGTATAGTTGGGGGAATTTTTGCAGTCGAGACATATCCTATTATGTTTGGAGTAAGAATTGAACTTCTTTTCGCATTTTAAGCATTCTCGCTCTTTTACTTTCTCTCCTACCGCTTTTTCATTGGCTCTTTTTCCCGATCCCAATACGGCCCTCCTTGGATTGTCCGCCTATACTAAGAAGTATAGTCGATGGATCCGGTTTCTACAACTTATTGAATATTGGACGACTAAATTAATCTAAATTATCTAAATACTTGATCTTATGACTATACAATTTTGACTAGTCGTGTTAGTATAGTCATATAGGAGAAAGCTATGAAAAACAAATACCGAGTCCGGAAATTTATAAAATCATCTAATAAAATATTTTCCGAAAAATGGGGGATCCAAATTAAATGCGGGCCTAGTGTAAATAACGCCGAAGCGGATGGATTCTTTTGGGTTCCCGGATGGGTTTTTGATACCGAAAAAGAAGCCAAAGAGAAAATAAAAGAATGGAACGTGGGAGAAAGCTATGAAGCCGAGCGAGTTACCGAAAGATAAAAGAGATTCGATTCGAATTAATACTCTTGTAGACGAAGCTTTAAGAGAAGACGGGTTATCCGTCCAAAAGCTACTTGATTGGGCCATAGATCAACGGGTTAATTTATCTTTAGACATAAAAGTTAAAAAGCCCAAGCGAGAAAAGTAATTGTTAAGAAAAGGTTAATAAGAAGTATAGATAAGTATTTAGAATCCGAAACGAGTTTAAATATAAATGATCTTAGTAACGATTTAAGAAAATAATAGAAGAATAGTGTATTAAAATAGGGGGAGAAAATGATTTGGATAATAGATGACGAGCCCGAGATCTTAAAATTAATGGAGTTTATCTTTAAAGATATCGGATGGAAAAACTTAAAGATTTGCAGACATTTTGAAGAATGCAAGCCCCAAAAAGGCGATATCGTAGTCCATGACATAGTAGGAGTCGGAAATGTCAAAAAAGAAAGAGGCGTTTTGTACTTTTCTCATTCTGGTAGCATCGATCCTAATGATTTCGTTGATTTTCGGAAGCCTTGCGATATTTATAAACTTGCTGAAACTATGATAAACCTACACGAAGGAGATTTGATTTATGAAATCGATTAATCTAGACAAACTAAGAAAGATTGAAAAAGTAAAAAGAAAACTAGTTGAAAAGATCTCCCAATTAGACGACGGGACTTTGGCCTACGAAATTGCTTATCGCGCTTATATTTTTGCATTAAAAAAGAGTAGAAAAATAGGGGTTCTCCCCGAATAATAAAGGCCCGTTTTCTAGGTCAACGTAAAGTCTCCTATACTCTCGGGCCCCCAAACATTAAGGTAAACAAAACAAAGTTACTAGAGGTAAACAAATTGCTGCTATTAAATTGTTGCGGATTCTAGACCTTTCGTCAAATCCGAATAGATCCCTTTTAATTTGGACACTACTTCCATTCCCGGAGTCGATTCGTTTGTAATAGAATCGGCTACCGCGACTTTTTCCCCTACGGCGTCTAATACTTGCTTATAAGAGATTTTATTCCCTTTTAAGACATATCCCCCGCCCGGGCCGCGGATAGATCTTACGATATTCGCGTTTCTAAGTTTTCTAAATAGTTGTTCTAGATAATGTTGTGAAAGCCCTTCTTCTTTTGAAATTTCTTCAATTCTTACGGGGTTCGCTTCTCCGTTTGGGTTTTTTCTTTTGATGTTAGTTAGTGCGACGATGGCGTATTGGCCTTTTGTGGTCATTCTCATTGATTCTTCTCCTTGATAGTCTTTCTTGATAGAAATATTCTCGTCAAGGAGAAGAAAAGTCAAATAATTACTTAATCTTCTTTTTCGGTTTCTACGGAACCTTTGGCCACGCTTAAAACTACTTCCGTCCCATTGATCTCGATACTGTTTAAAAGAGCATCTTCGCCCAATTTAAGAGCTTTAATCGAGCTATTTTCTTTTAAGACAGATAAAAGCGAAACGCGGATCGTCTTGTCTTCGCTCATAGCTTGAGTTTTCTTAACTCCGGATTTTTCTCCGTTCAATGCTTTAATAATTGTTTTCATTATTTTCTCCTTTATATTTATTAATGCGCTTCTACAATTTGGATGGCTCGGATGATACCGAAAAACCCTTGATTTCGATTGAATTTCCTTCATTTTATCCATCCATTCTTCGTCTTCTAAAAGAGCATTTTGGAAAGCGGTTTTTATAGGTATCGCGCCCTTTCTTTTCTTCGGCCCTTTCTCGACTAACTCAAGTCTATAAGCTTCCACGTCTTCGTAAGTTTGTTCGCGCCCTACGATTTTTAAATCTACAAAAGTCCCCAACTGTCCCGGGCCGATTGCTCGCTCTTCTACTTTTATGACTTGATATTTAGCCGCTCCCCTAGGGAATTTTACAATGTCTAATAGTCCTATATTTTCCATAATTCTTCTTATCCCTATTGATCGAAAAGATCAACTATATTTGAAATAATTACTTAACCTTTAAGCCCGCAAAATTTTCTCTTGAAATCTTCTTTTTCTCTGACATAGATAGCGAATTTATTATTTTCCGGAGAGTATTCTATGGCTTCAACCCATTTTCGAGTCGTCGGATCCTTCATCTTTACGATGCGAAGAGCCTTATAAACCTTTTTATTTTTGAGATTTAAGAAATATTGAAAGTTTAATTTTTCGCCATCTAAGAGCTCATCCAATCGAGCCCCGGCCCGCTTCCTAGTTTCAAAAACTATGCCATTTTTATTTATTAATACTTCAAGACAAGACCTACAAGTTACGTAAGAGATATTAACCGTCGAATCGTTTTTGTTTTCTTCCCCGCAAGCGTGGGCCTTTCTATCATATCTAGCATTTCCATAATGGATCATTTGTCTCTCCTCCATCTAACGAAAGTCGGAAATCTCATAACTTTTTCTTTTTTAGTTAGTTCTTGATATTTGACTTCGATCTTGTCGCCTATGTATAAGTCTTGATGTTCGAAGATCTTCTTCCGGTCTTCCTTTGTGAAGCCGGATCCGACGCCGCATTCGACGCCGTTTTCTTGCTTGACGACTAAATGGCCCATAGATCCTTTAAGAGAATTCCGCCCTTCCTCAATGCCTATGACTTCGCAGTCCATTGTATGCATTTCCTTGATCTTCGCTAAGAAATCGACGCGCTTAAAGAAATAAGGCTTATTGGCCCGAACCATAGTCCCTTCAAATCCGCCCTTCATAAAGCGATCGTGAAGGTCGTAAACTTCCTCCCATGAATTCGCCTCGTAGGTCTCGACGATCTCGATAAGCGGATGAGATCCGAGAAGATTAATCATAGAATCGTATCTTTCTTCGAAGGTAAACTCTCCTTCTCTTTTATCCCATTCGTCTCGAGTAATCGCATCGAAGATATAATATTTTACGTCCGCTATTTTCTTTCCATCTTGGCGAAATGCGGTCTTTTGCATCGCTTGGAAATCTTCGCTCATTACTTCGCCATCGGGGATAACATAGTCGGGACATATTTCCCTAAGGGCCTCGACGATTTGAGGGAAGTTCTCATATTCATTTCCGTTTCTAGATTTTAGCTCGAACTCTCCGCCCGTATTGGCGATCGCCCGATATCCGTCGAGCTTGGGTTGAACATAAACCGGAAACTCGAACTTATCTTCGATCTTTTTTATATTGCGAAGGGGCTTGGCCAGCATAACGGCGAATTTTCTCGTATCGGTCGCCTTTGTAAACGTCTCCCAAGAGACTCCTGTTTGAAGATCTTTAGTAAATAGGCGCGGAAGCCATTTGAGCGCGTAGTCTTGATCGCTCATGGCCCTTTCGAACTTTTCCGTATCATAGGCATGACTAACAAAAGATCCTATCGCTTCATTAACCGCTTTATGGGCCAGGGCTCCTCGACTTATTACGCCTTCGTGAAGGTTTTCCATGATAATTATTATATTATGGCATTCGTATTCGTCGGCTTCCGGATCGATTGGATGGAACTTGGCTTCTCTCCCTAAATACATAGGATACCTAGGATCCAAAGACATTTTGATGATTTGACGATATTCTGGAACTAGACAAGCTTGGGCCAAGAGTTCTTTTTTGGCGTTAGATCCGCCCGCTTGTTCGATATTCTCTAAGTGATTAAATAATCCTATCATTTCTTTTCCGCCTTCATGTGATCCCCATTCTCATCGAGCCTCGGGATCATTGTCCCAAAAAGTCCGCCTTTAATATATTGGAGCCCTGTTTTATTATCCGTAAATAAAGACATCCCGGATCTATTCCATCGATCCTTATCGGTATCATCCGTCGGTTGAATATAGTTTAATAGAAATAAAATTCCTATGAAGATTGTAATTGTTACCATAGCTTTTCTCCTTGCTTCTCGTCTTTGTCTTTTTATGAATTCGGCGACGACTTTCTTTTCTATCTCTCCGTAATCTAGCACCCTTCTCTCCCTTTCTTCCACCCTTGGATCCATAAAGATAACTCTTCGCCTCGTAGGATTACTCCGTTTTCTTTAGACCGCGCCCATAAATCTTCTTGAAGCTTTTTAATCGTCTCGTCGGTCTCGTCCTCGGCGGAGTTTATGGTGATTCCTTTCGTTTCTTTTGTCATGGTTTTTCTTCCCCCGAGACCGTTACCGTGTAATCCGAAAACAAATATCGGAATATGATTCGATCTCCATCAATATGAATTTTTATTTTATTTCTGTCTTTCCATTGGAGCCCAAAAACGCCTAAAGCTTCTTTAATGGCGTCGGATAGATCTAAAGCGCAAGATAATTTTCCGCTCATTTAATTCTCCTCAAGTTCTTTAATTTTAGCAAGTAGATCCGCTCCGATCTTATCCATGTCGCCGCTTTAACAATCGATATCTAGTTGGCCCGCTATATTGTCGAATGACGTACAAAAACTATTATGCCAAAGGGT